TGCTTGTAGAGGTTCTGGAATTCGCCTGCGGTCTTCTTGGTCGCGTCCCCGAGCATCGTGAGCTTCGATTCCCAGTCTGGTACGTTCTGGTTCAAGGCCTGAGAGTCCTTGAAAGCGGCCTTGAAGGCCTCATCGAGGGCGGTCCAGTCGCCAGTCAGTTCGCCCAGTTCGTACTGCTTCCGGAAATCGAACGTTCCCCACGCCGTCTTGACCGCTTCGAGAGATTTCAGGAAATCCTGCGTCTTGCCCTGCGCCGCGGCCAGCGGCCCGGCCACTTCGGCCAGGAACTTCGAGCTCGATTCGATGTCCTTGCGGATGGGGTAGGCCTGGCTCTCGGAGATTCCCACGCCTTCGAGCCACTTTTTGAAGTCGTCCGGGGACATACTGATGCCGCCGAAGTCACGGCCGAGTTCCATCGCTCCCGCCTGATAGGCGTTCTTGCCCTTGATCGCATTGACCAGAGACTGGATCCCCTTCGCGAGGGCTCCCGCAGCCGCCCCGATTGCAGCCCCGATGGCCGTGCCGATGACCGGAACCACCGATCCGATTGCTGCGCCGATCGCAGCACCCCCGCCGATGGCCTCGACCCAGCCCCGGACCCCTTTCTGGCTGAACGAGTCGAGGAATGCCGCCGTGCCGCCGGCCATGAGACCGCCCTGGATCAGGGAGCCTGCCGTACCGCCCACGCCGAATATGCCGCCCGTGCTTCCGCCCTTAACCATGTCGAGCGTCGGGCCGACAAAATCCGGGGAAGCCTGCGCCGAGGGGTACCCGACGGGCGAATAGACCTGAAGGAGCGGGTTTCCCGCCGCGAGAATCCCTGAGATGCTCGGCCCCGCTTCAGCTGGGGTGGTGGCGGCCTTGAGCCAGTCAGGCAATCCGCTGCCGGCCGTGCCCAGGAGGTTCCCCCAGGAGCCGGCATCAGGGACCGGATTCGACCCGGAGGCCTTTTTGCTCCCCGGGTTGAACAGCTTCTCGAACAGGGAGTCAATGACCTTTTCGATGGACGACTGCAGCGGCTTGAAGAGCCTTTCCATGACGATCCGCAAGGTCGATTCGGCCAGGCTCGTGAAAAAGTCCTTCACCGCGCTGCCGAGGCTCTTCCAGTGCACGATCGAGTCGGCCACCTTCTTCCCGAAATCGTTCACGACCGTGCTGATCTGGTTTCTGATCTCCTGGGCGGCCTCAATGATGTCCTTCTTGTGCTCCTTCAGGACCTCCGCGCCCTCGAGCTTCTGGAGGATGGCCAGCTGCTCGTTTTCGGCCGCGGCCAGCTTCGACATGTCCGCAAGCGCCTGGCTGCGCAGCGGGTCCGACGGATCGAGCTTGTTGATCTTATCCATCAGTTCGGCGCGGATCTGGGTGAATCTCACCCGGGTCTCTTCCGCTTTAATCGCGAACTGCAGGTGGATCTTCTCGATCTCGATTTGCTCCCGCTGGTTCTTGTTCATCGGGATAACGGTCCCAACGATCTGCTCCTGCAGGCGCAGCTGCTCGAGCTTCGACGTTGTGGCGGCCTTGTCGATCGCATCCTCGACCGCGGCGTACTCCCTGAGGCGTTTCAGGATGTCCTCGTCGGCCTTCTTCAGGCCGGCCTCGACATCCTTCTTGCTGGGCACGATCGCGGCGTGGCCGATCCGGTCGATGTCGGCCTGGATCTTTGCCGTCTCCTCCATGTCGTGGTTGATGGACTTGAGGGCCTTCTCGCTTTCGGTGATCTGGTGGAGGATCTTCTCGCGGGCCGCGACGGTGTTCCCGAGCGCCGCCAGTTCCTTGTCGTCTGCGAGGGTGATCGCGGCAAGCTGGCCGGCGATGTGCTCCAGGAGCTGTTTCTGTTCGGTCAGTTGCCCCAACTTTTCTTCATTTGCTGTGACCTGGGCCTGCAACCATTCGAGTTCCCCCCGAGATTGTTCTCCGGGAGCGGCAAGGGCTGCCTTGAGCGAGTCGATCTGTGCCTTTGCCGCTTCGATCTGCTTTTTGAGCGCATCCGAAGGCGCGAGGCTCGACGCATCAAGCGGCTTCAGCTCCCGGATTTTCTCGATCCATTGCGAGAGGCCCTTGGTCGCTTCCTCGCGGGCCTTGATTTCCTCGCGGATCGCGAGCACAGCATTGAGCGCCTTCTCCTTTTCCTTGTGGCTCAGGCCCTTCTCGATCGCCGTGTTGAATTTGTCCTGGGCATCCTGGAGCTTCAGCAGGAGATCGACGTTTTCCTTCCCCTGGGAGAGGAGCTTCAGGCGCTCGTTGTAGAGTTCCTCCTCTTTCATGCGGGCGAGGCCCGCGGCGTCGGCCGATTTCTTGCCCGCATCCTCCTGCTTCTTGGCAGCTTCGGCCGCTGCGTCCACAGTCTCTTTGATCCTCATCTGAAGCGACGCAAGCTGGGCGCTCTGCATTCCGGCACCCTTGGCCAGGTTCGCTGCGAGGAGCTTCCAGAAATCCCCGGTGAAGATGTCGCTTACTGCGAGAGCGGTCTCTACCGCCGCCTCCTTGGCGACGGTCTTGACCGTGGCGAAGCGGGCCGAGAGGATGTCGAGCTTCTGGTCGAGCTTCATGGCCTGGTCGATCGCGACCTTGTCCATGACCGCGCCGGTGTCCTCAAGCTGCTTTGCCAGCTCGAAGAGGTTTTCCTGCGAGTTCAGGAGCAGCGGCGCGAGTTCCTGGTTGCGCCTGCCGAGGACGGCGGCTGCGACCTGGGCGCGTTCCGCGGGATCTTCAATGGCGAGCAGTTTCGTCCTGAGTTCACCCAGGAGGTCGATCGCAGTCTTCGACTTGCCGGAGGCGTCTTCCAGAGAGATACCGAGCGACGTGATCCCTTTGGTGAACTCGCCGCCGGTCCCGAACTTCCCGAGTTCCCGGTTGATCTTCGAGACCGCCGAAACGACCGTTTCGCCGCTCGCTCCCATGAGCTCGGCGGCCTTCTGCAGGCTCTGGACGCGCTCGACGCCGATGCCGGTGCGCAAGGAAAGGTTCGTGATCTGCTCCGCTTCCTCCGCGGTGCTTTCGGCAACCTTGAAGATCGCGACGCCCGCCGCAATGGCAGCCGACGCCATTCCCATGAGGCCGACTGCCGCCGGGCCGAGCTTTTCGGCAAAGCCTGCGATCCCTTCCTTGGCGGCCGAGACCGGGCTCTGGACGAAGCTGGTGAGGGTCTTGCCCAGGCTTTCGATTGAGAAGCCGCCACCTTTGGCCGCATTCGCGAGGTCGGCATATTTCTGAACAACCGGATCGATCGCCTGGCTGTGGGCCTTGGCGGTTTCGGCGGCCGATTTGATCTGGCCGCCCATGACCGCGATGATGTCGCCGCTTGATTTGCCGGCGGCTTCGAGAAGCTTGAGCTTCTCGGTCAGGAGGCCCGTGGGATTGAGAGCTTCGTTAAAGGAAGCAAGAAAGGATTGCCCGGCGCGTTTGACGTCGAGGCCCGCGTTCTTGGCCATTTCGACGGCCTGGCGCAAATCGGCCTGGAGCCGGTCGGTATCGCCGCCGATCTCATAAAAAAGCCTGCCGATGGTGGGCATTTACTTCCCGAGTCCCTGCTCGATCACTTGTTGGAATGCGGCGATTCCCGCTTCCATGGCTTGTTCTTCCACCCCCGCGGAAGCGGTTTCAAACCACGGCCTGGCGGGCTGCCCTTTGCGGCCGAAGTTGTAAAAGTAGCCGTAAAATCCTTTGCGCTTTTCCGGGCCGACAAGCAGCCGTCTGCGCGCGGAACCCGTGAGGGCTTTTCGGTTCACGCTTTCGTAGACGATGACGCTTCCCGCGAGCTGCCCCGTGCGGCGCGGCGCGGATGCCTCCACGGCTTGTCTGATTACTTGGGCCGCAGCGTCCTCGGCGGCCTGGATCGCGCGGTCGAGGACGTTCTTGCAGATATGTTCGGTGTTGCGCCTGAGCTCCTCGAAGCCCTGGATCTCAATGCCTGCCATGGCTGTCCAGTCGCTCGCGGCGGGCAAATCCGTCGCAGCGGCACCAGCCGCCGGCGCGGCGCTCGTCCCAGCGCATGCACCCGAAGGCACGGTGGTGCTCGTAGCGGGGGTGGCCGCAGCGGCAGATTTCCTCGTAGTCGATGCGTGCTGTGAGCCGGTCCTGTTTCATGCCTTCGTCTTCTGGAGTTCACTCACAAGGCGCATCGACTGCATCATTTTCTGCCATTGGGGAACCGATGGGGACCCACCCCCGGATTCCAGACGGAAATAGGCGATCCACTCCAGGAACTCCGGGTAGGCAAGCGTTTGCTCAAGCTCCGCGACAGTGCGCCCGAGAGTTTCGGCTAATCGGAATCGGGCCCGTCGCTCGGGGCGCTCAGCAAGTTTTTTTCCAGTTCCTTGCGCGACTCTTCCGTGAGGCCCGAAAGCGCCAGGATCGCGTCCTGCAGGCGCAGGAAGGCGCTGGCTGCCTTGCTCATCAAGGGCTCGAGGTCACCGGCCTCGAACAGGGGATTGCCCTGATCGTCGCATACGGACCACTGCACCAGGCGCAGCGTGCAGTTTTTCATGCGGTCGACCACGGAACTCTTCTCATACTTGGTGCCAAGGTCGGCAAGCTTGGCCTGCTCGTGGATTGTCAGCGGGCGGATGAAAACGGAGCCGCCCCACTCAGGGACATCCACTTCCTTGAGGCGCGGCGAGGTCGAGAGGATCTGCTGTTTCGTCAGTGTCATTGGCTAGCTCCAGGTCACGGGCCCGGTGACCCGCAGAGTAACGTTGAGTTCGAGGGCGCCCGCGATGGGAGCCCCGGGGCTGATGTTCGCCACATAGGCAGCAAACGCGGCCTTAGTGGCGCCCGAGTCGGGGAAGAGCAGCTCGAAATTGCGCAGCTCTCCGTCCTCGTAGTCCTTCAGGAGGCCCTTGGTCGAAAATCCCTGTGTCGTGTCGTCGGGCAAAAAGTTGCACTTGAAGGTCACGTCGCCCGAGTTCTTGAAGGTGGGCTTGTACTCGCGGTAGCCGCTCGCCGACTGCTGGTGCGTGAACTCAGCGAACTCCCGGCTCAGCACGGGGCCGTTGATGTCCTTGACCTCGGCGATCGCCGTGAACACCTCCGGGGTGGCGCCGTCGCCGATCTTCAGCAATGTCCCTAAACCGATTACTCCGTCGCTCATGTCTGTCTCTCCTGGTAATGAATCGTGAATCGCATTGAAACGTTGAAAGTCTGCGTGTCCGGGTCGCGGCTGCGTCCGGCGCCGTCGAAAAACACCCCCACGATGGGGAGGTCCCTGAACGAGCCGCGGTAGCCGTCCAGAGCCGCGCACATCTGCTTCATGACGCCCATAGCCTCAGCTGCCGTGTCCGCCCAGATATCGAACCTGTAGATTGCTTGGCGCAGCGCCGACGGCCCCTGCTGCGTGGGCATTGAGCGGTCGTCCTCGAGTGAGTAGGCGATCGCGGGCAACTCCTCGTCCTCAGAGAAGTAATCCGGGTGGAGGCGTGTGCCTATGAGCGTGCTCATCCCGGAATGAGATGTCAGGTGGTCGAAGATTCCCTCGTCGAGGGTTGCGGTCATATCGCCTCGCTGCACATCAGGACTATTTCTCGGTTACGCTCTCCGACATTGAGGACCGATTCGATCTCGAAGAGCCTCGTTCCCCAGGCGATGCGCATCTTGTG